TGGTGAATGCTCCCGGTGCATGGCATGTATTGAGACTGACTCAAACGGTGAGCGGGAGCACGTGAGGTTTAAGGAGAAACGCGAATGACGAAAGATCGCCTAAAAAAACTTAAGGGCTTAATTAAAGAGGCAGAACATTTGCAGAGTGAGCTTACTGACACTCTGCTTTTCCCGTCTCACAAAGAGTATGTGGCCGATTCAGCGCAGGATTATGGTACTGGCAGACCCCATACGTTTAAGATTGAGGGATACGGGCAGGATAATTACGTTGAGCTACGGCAAAGGTTGTATGATAAACTGCATCGCATACAGGCAGAGCGTATGGAGCTGGAAAAGTGGCTTGATTCTATCGAGGATCCAGAGATGCGTGATATCTTGAGATTGCTATACATAAATGGACTGACGCAGGAACAGGTAGCTGAGGAGCTGGGGTATACGAGATCGGCTATAGCGCAGAAGTTAAAGAGGTTTTGGGGTGATATAGACCAGCTTGAAAAATTCAAAGTGGTTGATATTGAAAAATAATTCTTGACATATTGCTAGCAACAATGATATTGTATTGCTAGCAACCAAAAGGAGGTGGCTCATTGGTTGATAGAAAAAGAGCCGATTACTTCCGAGAGCGTCGTAAGACCATAGGGCAATTTAGTGTTTCTGTTTCGAAAGAAAAACTTGCAGCATTAGATAAAGTGCTGAAAGAAAAAGGGCAGACTAAAACCGCATGGCTTAACGAAAAGATTGACGAAGAAATCGGGAAATAAAGAGGACATTCGCAATACCCTGAATAAGTAACCACGAATGTCCGTCCCCAAAATTGAGGTATAAATATTATAGCACTGTACCTTCATTTTGGCAAACTTAGAAATGGAGGAAAGAAATGAAAAATTTACAGGTCATTGAATTAAACGGGCAGAGGGTATTAACAACATCGCAGCTTGCAAAAAGTTACGGGACAGCGAGACAAGTTATTTCTAACAATTATGCGAGGAACAGGGGAAGATATACGGTAGGCAAACATTTTATTCTGCTTGAGGGGCAATCTTTAAAAGAATTTAAAGCTAGTCATCAATTTGATGACAACCTCAAATATGCTCATACACTCTACCTCTGGACAGAAAAAGGCGCGCTGCTTCATGCTAAGTCTTTGAATACGGACAAGGCATGGGAAGTCTATGACTGGCTTGTTGATTTTTATTTCAGAGTGAAAGAACAGCCAAAGCAAATAACGAGTAGGTCATTAGCAGAGGTCATGAAAGCCAAGGACGATTTGAGGCTGGACATTCCCAACCACAAAGAACTTCAAAAGAAATTGCAGGAACTTGACAATCTCTGCGTCGCCCTGCGATGTGTGATGTTACTGTATAACAGGTATTTAGAACCTGAACGCGCACAAGCCATACAGGAGACGCTGTACAGTATCGGTGCGGAGATATGTTCCGAAGCATTCAGACTGAAAAGCATAAAAATTGATAAATTGGTGAAAGTGTAACACATGTAACAAAACAGATGTGCTATAATGATATCAAGTCAAAGAGGCTTTAATGCATGGCATATGATTGACCTCCTTTAATATTACATGGCCGGAAAGCACCCCTGAGGGGTGTTTTTTGGTTAGATATACAATATATTGCTTGAGATTAATGAATCGAAGGAGACGCACGGATACGTGTGTAACAACCTCGAAAATTGTGAAGGTGACAAATTTGAAATGTCGAAGAAATATATTAGATAATCGAGTGTATCTAATATATTGATTTACTGTATCGATATATAGAAAAAAATGGTTTTGAGATAATCGATACGACTATTTATAGCTATATTTTACAAAGAAAACGCACGAAGCAGTGTAAAATGATTTTGTTGATTTTTAGCAGTTTTAGGTACGTGAATGTACGAGTAAATTTTTTTTGTCAACATATCCATTAACTCAATTTTTGTATTGATTTTATTGTAGCAGAAAAATTATTATGATATAGTTTTGTTAAGTTAAATATATATATAATTGTTTATAAGAAAGGAGCATAAATTATGAGTAGTCATGAGTATAAGCAAAGAGACGGTTCAGATAAGTGGAGAACTTCAGATGCGGACGGAAACAGAGAATATACTGGGAGAGCTAAATATGATTCAGATGGCAGCTTGAAAAGATATGACAATTATTCGCAGTTTAGCTCTGATGGAGACCATAGGCATGAATGGATTAATAAAAATAGTGATGGATCGTATGAATACGGTACGCATCCTCCTAGGAACAGAAAGTAAATAATATAAACGTAAAGAAGAGGACTTTTGATAGTCCTCTTTTATGTTTTGAAGTAAAAGATAAAGAGGTGAGGTGATGTCCAAGAAAAATCCAAAAGCTGATAAGGCAGAACAGCTCTATCAACAGGGATTAAAACTTGTGGATATTGCGGCCATGCTAGACGTCCCAGACAGTACAGTAAGGCGGTGGAAATCCACTCATAAATGGGCGGAACCCGAACGCTCGGGTAAAGCCGAACGCTCGGGTGACGGAGCAATCAATAAACAGATAAAGAGAGAAGCAGCTGCAGAAGTTGTTAAACAGGTCTCAAGTAATGAAGATCTGTCAGATAACGACCAGCTGTTTTGTTTATATTATATAAAATATTTCAACGCGACTAAAGCTTACAAGAAAGTACATCCCAATGCGACACATCAGTCTGCGTCGGTGCTTGGATGCCGGGTATTGAAGAGGCCGGGCGTGCAGGAAGAAATCATGAGGCTGAAGCAGGCGAAAATGAACAAAGCCTTGCTTGAGCCTGAGGATATATTCCAGAAATATATGGACATCGCCTTTTCGGATATTACAGATTATGTGAGTTTCGGTCGGGAGAAAAACAGGAACGTGGTGAGGTTTCAGGAGTCAGATATAGTAGACGGTACTCTTGTTGCTGAGGTGAGCCAGGGTAAAGACGGCGCCAAGATCAAACTTGCCGACCGGATGAAGGCGCTTGACTGGCTGGCTGATCATATGGATATGGGCACAGTAGAACAGCAGGCGAGAGTTGAGAAGCTTAAGGCAGAAACGGCGAGAATCAATGGAGAAGATCCTGACGAAGAGCAGCAGGACGATGGGTTTATCAAGGCCTTAAAAACTGAGGTGGAAAACATATGGGAAGACGAATAAAGCAGCCCATCTTTCGATTTCAGCCATTTTCAAAAAAGCAAAAAAAGATACTTACGTGGTGGCTGCCGGAATCCCCGGTTCATGATAAAGACGGAATTATCGCAGATGGAGCAATCAGATCAGGTAAGACAGTGTCAATGGCGCTGTCTTTTGTTATGTGGGCGATGGAGTGCTTTGAGGAGCAAAACTTTGCCATGTGTGGCAAGACTATCGGTTCTTTCCGCAGAAATGTATTGACAGTTCTGAAGCTTATGCTTCGCAGCCGTGGATATAAATTGAAAGATCATCGTGCAGATAACATGGTGGAAATCCGGTTTAAGGGCAAGGTCAATTATTTTTATATCTTCGGCGGCAAAGATGAAAGTTCTCAGGATCTGATACAGGGAATTACGCTGGCAGGAGCATTTTTTGATGAAGCTGCGCTAATGCCGGAGAGCTTTGTTAATCAGGCAACGGCAAGATGTTCCGTAGAAGGTTCAAAGTGGTGGTTTAATTGCAATCCGCAAGGGCCGCATCACTGGTTCAAACTCAACTGGATTGATAAGGCGGGAGAAAAAAATCTTGTATATCTGCATTTTGAGATGGACGATAATTTAAGCCTGTCAGAGAAAATCAAAGCAAGATACCGCGCCATGTATACTGGCGTGTTTTACAAGCGATATATCCTTGGTCTTTGGGTTGTAGCTGAGGGTGTAATTTACGATATGTTTGATAAGGCTAAACATGTCGCAGGAAAATTACCGGACATTTTTAAAGCTAAGACGTATGTTAGCTGCGATTACGGAATACAGAACACTACGGTTTTCTTACTATGGAAGCAAGGAGAGGACGAAATCTGGTACTGCGCCAGGGAATATGGCTACTCCGGCCGTGATGAGGAAATGCAGAAAACAGATTCGCAGTTTGCCGATGACCTTCAAGATTGGCTCGGTGGCGAGAAACCATTCAGGATTATTGTGGATCCTTCCGCAGCTTCCTTCATTGCGGAATTAAAGCAAAGGGGATTTCGAGTGAGAAAAGCAAAAAATGATGTCCTTGACGGAATACGATTCGTAGCAACGCTGCTGGCACTTGAAAAGATCAAATTTCACGAGAGCTGTAAAGGCACACAAGAAGAGTTTGCAGAGTATGTCTGGGATCCAAAGGCAGCGGAACGCGGCGAGGACAAGCCGATTAAAAGAAAGGATCATTACATGGATGCCGTAAGGTATTTCTGCTATACGATTTTACACAAGAACGACGTAAAGATAAAAACCTTCAAGGGAGGTATATAAATGCATAAAAGTAAAAAACCGTATTTGTTGCCGGAGCCGCTGCTATGTGATCCGGGTAAAGTTGCGGATAAAATAAGCATGGAGCTGGTTAATGAATATATTCGAAAGCATGAAGCAAGATTGCAGAGATATAATTATTTAGAGGCTCTATATAAAGGGTTTCATGATGTATATAGACAGCCGGAAAAGGAATCCTGGAAACCTGATAATAGGCTGGCAGTGAATTTCCCAAGATACATTGTGGAGACTTTTATGGGGTATGCTTATGGAATACCAATCAAAAAGA